TTCCTAGACCCCACCCCCCTCGTATAGGAAAACCCCCCCTTACAAAATAAAAACCTGAACAAAAAAAATTTATTTGCAAAAAATTTACGTTTACTCTAGAATACGTATCCAACGGTTAATATATTACTTATGACCTGCGGAAAATAGAATGAGTGACACTTTAATACTGGAACCTGAGAAAGGTGTACCAGTTGATAACACAAAAACATTGTTAGACTTGAAAGTTCGCGCTGAAGCTGCGGCAAACACGGTCGAATTCTTAGAAAAATATGGTTTAGAAGTTGAAAGTAACCGCGAAACTGATGACATTGCGGCTAAAATCAGCCTCACATATGCCGAAGACCCTGAACAAGCGTCAAAAATAGTAACAGATAACAGATTATCAACGTTACCACCTGCTGCGTTGATGACAACACACACTATATTAACAGAATTTGGTCATTCTGTTGTGGCTAGTGCTGTGCAGGTTAGGCACCTTGTCACTAATAAGTTAATTGAAGAGACTGAAAACGCAGATCCACGGGTTAGAATCAGGGCGCTCGAGTTACTTGGTAAGATAAGTGACGTTGGGTTATTCGCAGAGAAGAGCGAAGTAACTGTAACACACCAATCAACCGATGAATTGAAGGAACGCTTACGTCAAAAGTTAACGACCCTTACAAATCCAGAAAAAACACGTCCAACCGAGATTATTTTAGATGGGGAAGTAATAAATATGGACGAGGAGTTAGTTTTGGAAGATGACTAACTTAAACGTAGACATATCAGATGAAGATATCGAAATCATACTGAAGAACTTGGATAGTTTTTCGGATGAAGAGATCATCGAGATAGATACTATGGTGGGGGAGTTAGCAAAACGCCGTGAAAATAAAGCAGCACAGGACGACCTCATAGCCTTCTGTAAGAAAATGATGCCCGAGTTTATTGTAGGGGAACATCACAGACTCCTCGCAGATATATTAATGTCACTCGAGGCAGGTGGTAAAGACCGTGTATGTGTTAACATGCCACCCCGCCACGGTAAATCGCAACTCGTGTCAATATTTTTCCCCGCATGGGTTCTGGGGCGTGACCCGACAAAAAAAGTTATGATGGTGTCACATACCACTGACCTAGCGGTGGACTTCGGACGTAAAGTGCGTAACTTGATCGCTACAGATGCATACAAAGATGTGTTCCCTGTAACCGAGCTGGCTAAAGATAGTAAATCAGCAGGTAGATGGAACACCAACTTGGGGGGTGAGTATTACGCCTGTGGTATTGGGTCAGCACTTGCAGGACGTGGTGCGGACTTATTATTAGTTGATGACCCGCACTCAGAACAAGATGTTATTAACGGAAACTTCGAAGTATTCGAAAAAGCATACGAATGGTTCACATTTGGAGCGCGTACACGTCTCATGCCGGGTGGGTCCGTCGCAATAATTCAGACAAGATGGCATATGGACGACCTAACGGGTCGTGTAACAAAGGACATGAGTAAGAATGCTCGTTCTGATCAGTATGAAGTGGTGGAATTTCCCGCTATACTAGAAATAAAAGACAACAAAACGGGTAAGTACGTAGAAAAACCTCTGTGGCCCGAGTTTTTTGATCTTGAGGCACTCTTGAGGACTAAGGCATCTATGCCGAATTTCCAGTGGAACGCTCAGTATCAACAACAACCCACCGCTGAAGAAGCATCTATCGTGAAACGAGAGTGGTGGAACATATGGGATCTTGATTCTGCGCCATCATGTGAGTATATTATCATGTCACTTGACGCCGCCGCAGAGTCACATAACCGTGCTGACTATACTGCGCTCACTACTTGGGGTGTATTTCTTAATGAAGAAACAGACGCTTACAATGTTATCTTGTTAAACAGTATTAAGAAACGTTTAGAGTTCCCTGAGTTGAAACAACTAGCTATAGAAGAGTACACTGACTGGGAACCAGATGCGTTTATTGTTGAGAAAAAGAGCGCTGGTACGGCACTATACCAAGAAATGCGCCGAATGGGGTTGCCCGTGGCAGAGTATACCCCGCACCGAGGATCAGGGGATAAACTTGCACGACTAAATGCTGTGGCAGATATTGTAGCGTCAGGTCTGTGCTGGGTTCCCCCAACACGTTGGGCAGAGGAAGTTATAGAAGAAATAGCGGGTTTCCCGTTTATGAGTAATGATGACTTGGTTGACTCCACTGTCATGGCACTTATGAGATTTAGACAGGGTGGGTTTATACGCCTACCAACAGACGAACCTGAAAGTACTGTGTATTTTAGACGCCGTGGTTCAGGATATTATTAGGTTAATTATGTGGGACGAAGAAGATATAATTTTGTTTGGTTTATTATTGCTTACACCAATATTGGTTTATGCATTATTTATCCCTGTATAAATCGCAGATTTACAATCAATAATAAATAGGGTATTACTATAACAGACGATAAGTCAAAAAGGAATATTTAAATTATGGCAATCGAAAAAGGTATAACTGTAGCTCCAAAGGGTATTGATTCAGAGCTTGGAGAAAATGAAGACCAAATTTCTGAATTAGAAATTGAAATAGTAAACCCTGAAAGTGTTACTTTAGATGATGGTAGCGTAGAAATTACTATTATCCCTGATGCTGATATAGGAGATATGACAGAATTTGATATTAACCTAGCAGAAGTTTTGGACGAATCTCACTTAAAAGAGATATCAGATGATCTTGTTGGTAATATAACTACGGATATTGATAGTCGTAAAGAGTGGGCTGATACTTTTGTAAAAGGTTTAGACGTACTAGGATTTAAATACGAAGAGCGTACTGATCCTTGGGAAGGAGCTTGCGGTGTTTATTCTACGGTACTAGCTGAAGCCGCAATACGTTTTCAAGCTGAAACTATGTCTGAAACATTTCCCGCCGCTGGCCCTGTAAGAGTTAAAGTAATTGGTGAAGAAACGAGAGAAAAACTAGACGCCTCTATGCGCGTAAAAGCGGATATGAACTACCAATTAACAGAAAATATGGTTGAATACCGTCCAGAGCATGAAAGAATGCTATATAGTCTAGGACTTGCAGGGTCAGCATTTAAGAAAGTTTATTATGATCCAACTATGGGAAGACAGGTAGCTATTTATATACCTGCCGAAGATGTTATTGTTCCTTATGGTGCTAGTCATATAGAAACAGCGGAACGTGTAACTCACGTAATGCGTAAAACAAAGAATGAAATACGCAAACTACAATCTGTAGGTTTCTATCGTGATATTGAGCTGGGCAATCCTCAACCATATCATTCAGATATAGAAGAAAGAAAAGCGGAAGAGGGGGGCTTTTCTATTACTGATGACAACCGATACACTATATATGAAGTTCATACTGATATTGTTATTGAGGGTCTTGACGATTCCGAAGACGATATCGCTAAACCTTATATTGTTACAATAGAGAGAGGCACTGGTGAAATACTTTCTATAAGACGTAATTGGGTGGAAAGCGATGAATTATGTAAAAAGCGTCAGCATTTTGTACACTATGTATACGTGCCGGGATTTGGGTTTTATGGTTTAGGATTGATCCATATTATTGGAGGTTACGCTAAAGCGGGTACCTCCTTGATACGTCAGCTAGTCGATGCTGGAACGCTGTCAAACCTCCCGGGTGGCTTGAAATCCCGTGGTCTACGTATCAAGGGCGATGATACGCCCATTGAACCGGGCGAATGGAAAGATGTTGATGTGCCTAGCGGCTCTATTCGCGACAATATCATGCCACTTCCTTATAAAGAGCCTAGCCAAACACTTCTCCAACTTTTAAATCAGATTACGAACGAAGGACGTAGGCTAGGCGCTATTAGTGACATGAACATTTCTGATATGTCTGCTAATGCCCCTGTAGGTACTACTCTAGCATTGTTAGAACGTACATTGAAGCCTATGGCTGCTGTACAAGCTCGAGTTCATTATGCAATGAAACAAGAGTTTAAAATGCTAAAAGAGATCATAGCTGAATATGCGCCGTCTGAGTACGCTTATAAGCCAATTAGGGGGGCAGAAACTGCTATAGCAGCTGATTACGCTATGGTAGATGTTATACCTGTCAGTGACCCTAATAGCTCTACTATGGCACAACGTGTAGTACAGTATCAAGCTGTATTACAAATGGCACAACAAGCGCCTCAAATATATGACCTACCACAACTACACCGTCAGATGATAGAAGTGTTGGGTGTAAAAAATGCGGATAAGTTAGTTCCAACAGAAGATGATATTAAACCAACTGATCCTATCAGTGAGAATATGAATGCGCTTAATGGTAAACCGCTAAAAGCGTTTATTTACCAAGATCACGATGCACACATTGCGGCTCACGTCTCTTTCATGCAAGATCCTAGTGTAGCTCAGATGATAGGACAAAATCCACAAGCCAATAGAATTATGGCATCTTTACAAGCTCACATAGCAGAGCATTTAGGGTTTAGTTATCGTAAGCAAGTGGAAGATAAACTTGGCGCTCCACTACCAGCACCTAACACAGAATTACCAGAAGAGATAGAATTACAATTATCTCGTGCGGTAGCTACGGCAACTTCACAGCTAACTCAACAGAAACAAAAAGAAGCGGCGCAACAAGAAGCGTTACAAAAAGCTCAAGACCCTGTTATGCAAATGAAGCAAGCTGAATTACAAATTAGAGGACAAGAAGTACAACGTAAAGCTCAGAAAGATCAAGCCGAATTACAGATAAAAGCGGCTGATCTTCAACTAAAAGCTCAAAAGCAAGAAGTTGATAAGATACTTAATACAACTAAATTAGAGCTTCAGGAAGCAGAGCAGGAAACTGATAAGATACTTGATACAACTAAACTAGAAATAGAGGAAAGAAAAGTTGAACTAGATGCTAAAAACAAAGCATTAAAAACAGCTATTGATGCCAATAAAAACAGGAGATAATTTATGGCTACTACCGTCTTTGACGTGCTTAAAAAGAAAATATCTGAGGATATATCCTCAGCGAAAGAATTCCTTAGTCGTGGAGGAGCTAAAGACTATCCTCAGTACAAGGAAATTACAGGTTTAATCCGAGGTCTAGAAACTTGTAATGATTATGTATTAGACCTCGCGAAAAATTATATGGAAGAAGATGATGACTAAAACAATTAAGATTGAGGTTCCAGAAGAAGTTAAGCAAAAGATTGCTTCTGCGGTAACTCCCGAAATAGATTGGGAAGCTACTTTACCTAAACCTGCGGGCTACAGGATTTTAATAGCCTTACCTGACGTAGAAGATTACTACAAAGGAACTACACTACTAAAGTCTGAAAGTGAAAAACATAGAGAATATATAACTTCTATTATGGGATTAGTCCTAGATATGGGAACAGAAGCATACCAAGACAAAGAACGATATCCGTCTGGGCCTTGGTGCAAAATAGGTGACTATGTTATGTTTAGAATGAATACTGGTACTCGTTTTAAAGTTAGCGGTAAAGAATTCAGATTAATGAATGATGATTCCATAGAGGCTGTTATTGACGATCCTCGTGGAATATGTGGTGTATAGGAGTAAGAATATGGGTTTTCAACAGGTAGAATTTGAATTTCCTGACGAGGATAAAAATCCGAAAAAAGATACAACAACTATAGAGATTGAAGAATCTTCAGCAGAAAAAATATTTGAAACTAAGAAGTCTAATAAACAAAAAGTTGATGTAGAAGAAGATAATTACGAAGTATTGGATAATGAAGATGAAGATGAAGATGAAGATGATGACGATAATCATGATGATGACGATGTTGAAATCGAAATTATTGATGATACCCCGAAAAGGGACAGAAATAAAACACCGTCTGAACCTCCTGAAGACGTCACTAAAGAAGAACTTGAAAGTTATTCAGAAAAAGTTCGTAAACGTATATCTCACATTAGTAAAGGTTATCATGACGAACGTAGAGAGAAAGAAAAGGCTCTTAGAGAACGTCAAGAACTGGAAAAGTTTGCTCAACGTCTTGTTGAAGAAAACAAAAAATTAAAAAGTAGCGAAGCGGAATCTAATAAACTTTTACTAGAAGAAGCTAAAGAAAAAGTAAATTTTGAGTATAATGAGGCTAAGAGAAAGTATAAAGAAGCTTATGAACTTGGGGATACTGATAAAGTATTAGAAGCTCAAGAACTGTTAACTATTGCTAAGATTAAAGCAGATAAATTATCTAATATTAAATTAGATACTTTACAAACAGAAGCGGAACCTATACAATACGAAGCAGAAAAATATAGAAATGTAACTCCTGTCGATAAAAAAGCGGAAGCTTGGAGACAAGAAAATACTTGGTTTAATACCGATATTGAAATGACGAGTTACGCATTAGGACTACACAATAAACTAATTAATGATGGTGTAGATCCTACAAGTGATGAATACTACGAGGTAATTAATACTCGTATGCGGAAGTTGTTCCCTGAGAAATTCGAGGACCAGCTAGTTGAAGAAGTCAAAAAACCAAAGCGCCGCTCTAATGTAGTGGCTCCTGCAACACGAAGCACAGCACCTAAAAAGATTAGGTTAACTGCTACGCAAGTTGCTATAGCAAAACGCTTAGGACTTTCAAACAAACAATACGCCGAACAGGTTGCAATAGATATGAGGAAACAAGAAGAAAATGGCTGAAAATAGATTAGATAGAGATTTAGGATCTCGCGAAAAAGAATCAAGGAAAAAGGCTTGGCAGCGCCCTGAGTTGTTACCATCTCCTAATCCCGAGCCCGGATACGATTTTCATTGGGTACGTGTTAGTACTCAAGGTCAAATAGACGCCACGAATGTTTCTTCAAAATTAAGAGAAGGTTGGGAGCCTGTTAAAGCTTCAGATCATCCAGAAATTACATTGGTTACCATTGAAAATGAACGTTTCAAAGACAATGTGGTTATTGGTGGTTTGTTACTCTGCAAAGCTCCAAAGGAATTAAAAGAAGAACGTACTGCATATTATGAAAACC